GTATGATAAGGGTAAGGAAACCTATACGGAGTATATAGAACGACGTACTCAGTGGGAGACTGAATTACCTAAACTCGGACAGGCTTTGGGAGTTGCATACACTCAGAAGGTTAAGACACAACTCACCCAACTATTCGGAGATGAAGCAGGAATAGCAGGAGAGAAACTAGCAGCTTTAATGATTTCAAATACAACTATTCAGGGATATGCAGACCACCGAAAAGATAAAGATGATGCCTATGATGCGCTGATGAATGCTTGGTCAGCCTTATATCTGCAACCCTACTATAGCGCCCTTGATGGGAAAACTAATGAGGATTATCAATTAGCAGAGCGCAAAGTGCTCCGTGACAATCCAACACCTCCTACACTTGAAACCAGTTGGGCTTGGATTCAGAAGGAATACGGTAGCAAGTACACCTTTGATGAGATAAAGGAAGCGTGGAATGGTACGATTGACGACCCCTTAACTATTCCAGAATACCAAACACAAGGTAAGACAGATGCAGAATTAAACAGACAAACAGCCCTTGAGATTCTTGGTTCTGTTCCTGTTGGAGTAGCAAAGGGTGAGTTTAATGCCTTGTTCACTTCTCCCGATATAGGAGGAACGGACGATGAACTAGATAAACTCTACTCCTCTCCGGAAGAATTATCCGATGCTGAGATGGGTGTCATACTTGCCAAACTTAAGAAAACAGCACAGCAACTAGGATTCACTAAACCCTCTGATGCCTCTCTTACCCTATGGAGTCAAGCTAGAACAGAGAATGATGAGTTTAAGGTATTCGTCGGTCAACAGTTTGGTGCAGACTTCTTAGATAAGCAATCGTGGTTCTATGGCAAACTAGGATATGCAGAACAAGCAGCCTACAAGAAAGCTAATCCACTATTTGCTCAGCAGTTGGATAAGTATTCTGACCTGAAAGACTTCTGGGCTACTGGTCATCCAGTATGGACCTCTCTCTACGCTCCTGCAAAAGCCACATCTTCCGGTGGAGGGGGATATAGTAGCGGAAGTTCTGGTGGAAGTAGTGGCTCAAGTAAAAGCGGGTACAGTAAATCAACCGTTACTTCGGGCATATGGCAGTATACCGGTAATAGAGATGTACAAACCCCATACCGCTCAACCTTAGATGCTTCAAGGCTATTAGGAGGCACACTACTTGGTAAAGGCGGAGTAGGCGGAAGACCAGTATGGCCCAATGATATGGTAGCCACTATGGAGTTTAATATCTGGAAAGACTCATGGCCTCAAGAGTTACGGGATGCTATGGGAGAAGTTGCTACGAGTGCAATTAAGGATAAGTTCGTATATGGTTCAGCGATAAGTGAACCCACACGAGAGTTCCTCACTGGTCTGGGTGAAAGACACCCTGAATGGTTGCCAATACTGAACTCAATGTAATGGGTTGCTTGATTTGCAAATAAAACAAAGATGATGTATAATATATAGTATATTCGAAACAGGAGGTACTAAATGTCTGACAATTTGGACCCAGTTATGGGTGATGCGAGTACTGTGGTTGCCGACGCGACGCTCAGTACCGAGGTGGTTTCCCAAGGGGAGACGCTCCTCACTGACCCCAAGGACGTGGCGAAAAAGCTCCAAGAACTCAAGGCGAACTCAGAACGAGACATTGCAGCGATTAAGTCTTCGTTCCAGAAATCCGAACACGAGTTGAAGTTGAAGATGGAGGCCCAACAAAAGGCCTATGAAAACCACCTTCGTGACCTCAAACTCGCTAGTATGGATGAAGAACAACGTAAAACTTATGAAGCGCAGGAATCCACTGAGCGAACCAAGAACTTCGAAGCTGAGGCAATATCAGCCAAACAGGCCCTTGCTGAAAGGGAACAGAAAGACCAGTATCGTGATTATTTCATCTCTGTGGGAATCAATCCCGCCGACCTGCCAATGACTCAAGACCTAGTTACCTTTGCTAATACAGGGTTCGCTCTGATGGCAAAGCAAGCGACAGACTTGAAGAAGAAGGTAGCAGAGTTGGAGAAGAAAACCAAGACAGATGATGATGAGATTGAAGCTCCCGATGTTGAAACCTCAAAGGGTAAGTCCCCCAAGGGCGGAAGTTGGAAGGCTTTAGTCGCACAATACGGGTCAGAAGAGAAGGTTTGGAAAGCTATCGAAGCAGGAGTTTTGTCACCAAGCGTACTTCCATAAGACTAATTCTCTAATGGAGGTTTACAATGAATCTTAATTTAACCAATTTCGCGGATGCAATCAAAGTTCAATATGAACGTAGGTTGATGACGCGAGCACTACCCCGCCTGATTCACGGTCGTTGGCTGACTATGGCTCGCTTGAATAAAGTAGGGTCATATGAATTACGTAAATACGGGGGACTCGCTGCCGTGTCTGCAACTCTCGCTTCCGGTGTTACTCCGGCTGAACAGGCTGCACCCAGCCTAACCCCTGTAACAATCAGTCCTTTCTAACGTGGGGTCTGATTAAAATCTCTTCTGATATACGGCGAACGCTGAGATGCCAACGCCTAGCAAGGTTCCTCTCGAAAGAGATACCGGCTACAACGACTGAGCGAAGAGACACCAAATGGTGATGCAACAGTCTGAACTTACGAGAAATGAATCGTAAGAGGGAAACTCGAAGAAGTTTCCCCGCTCTTTAACAATTAATCTTGTAATAAAACTCAGGAAGTAGATGAGGTTTGACTATATCTACAAAATCTAAAAAGGACTTAGCGGATAGAACAATGATTTGATATTTATGACCGCCAATCCAACAGATAGAACCTTTAAGATTATAAGTAGTAAATAAATAGTCAAGCAATCTCAACTGGTCAGTTTCATTAAAAGAACAAGTAGCAAAACTTACTCTTCTCCATTGATGGTCAATTCCCCCATCATCCATAAACCAAACAGACAGGGACAATGGAGTAAGACTCGAAAGGTCAGAAGGAACCACCTTTTTAGGTTGATAGAATTGAGTTCTATAAATCTCAAATTGTGGAAGAGAGTAGGTCACAAGGCTAATCACTTCATTTTCTTTATCTTTGGGTTTATAGTAATTAAGAGGTCTTGAAAATGGAAGAAGTTCTTGATACAACCAGTTTGAGTAAAATTCTTGAGGTGAGGTGTGGCCAATTGAAACATAAGGAAACCTATCTCCCTTAAGACTAGCATCTCCGAGTAATGAACCCCATATAATTTGATGTTGTCGTTCAGTTAGTGGAAGGTTCATAAACGGATGACGAGCAGAGGCTACTCCAGCCGAAGTAAGTCTCCGACTCACAGTAGAGTGACTAGAATAACCATACTTCCTTTGTATTTGTGACACCGTTAAATGACTGACTAGATAATCGTGAACCAGTTCTTCATTTGATGGAACATACTTAATCATGCTTTACTCCTTTATTAGTGGGATAATAGTGATTATAACACATACAAGATGAATTGTCAAGAGTAGTAACAAAGTGGCGTTTTATGGCGCGTGGATTGGCTACACCGACTTGATGGACCTTGAAATCTTTGACCCCTATATCTCTGAGGTCTCTGGTATTCTCGGCGAACAGGCTGGACTTTCCGCAGATACTATTGTTCGTGATTTCATGATTGCGAATGGTACTTCTGACTACTCGAATGATGCTGCTTCTGAGGCAGTTCTGGATGCACCTACTGATAATATCAGTTATCGTGACTTCCTAATTCAGATGGCTTCATTTGAAGTGTCGAATCCGCCCAGCATGGCTGGACCTACTCCGGTCATTATCCACCCTCATTCCTACGCCACACTCATGCTCGACCCTGTGTGGGTTAACCTCTTCACAAAAGAGTCTGACCCACTGCGTACTGGTTATGTGGGCAAACTGCTCAACTATGAGTTCTTCATCACTTCAAACGCCTACGAACTCGCAGACGGTGGAGCTGGTGCAACTGATACATACGCTATGATTTTCATCGGACCAGAATCTATTGGTGCAGTCGGCTTTGCAGGTTCCATGCCCAATATGTCAGGCGAAGGTGGAGATGGACCCGCTTCTGCTTCTGGAACCAACAAGAAGGTCAACCCCGTTCAGATTATTGGGAAACCAGTTGGCTCTAGTGGTACGGAAGACCCCTTGAATCAGCGCGGAACTCTCGGCTGGAAGATGAATCTTGGTCTCGGCTTGCTGAACGCTGACTGGATTCGCGTTGTGTACCACACCAACATTTTTAGCGATGTTGCTTGATTTTGAAAAGATTAGTGTATAGGGGAGACCCAGTCTCCCCTTACTTACCACATCCAAAATGTTTCAAGGAGGTTCAAAATGGCTTTTAAGACTTTACGTAATGGACACCAAGGCCTGTCTGATGAAAGTCAGCAAGTTGTTCGGTGTGCTCGTATTGAATATGGTGCTGGAGCTTCAACAAGCAAAGGCGTTGTATTCACTACAACCGGTGTGAAGAAACTCTTTACTCTTCCTGCCGGTGCTGTAATTCTCAATGCTATGCATCGTGTAATTACCGCTTTCTCTACCTCAGTCACTATTACTATTGGTGACACCCTGCAAGCTGACGGTCTCTTTGCTTCGGCAAAGGTAGCTCCTCAGACTGCTGTTGCAACTGGTATCCTGACCTCTAACGGGGTTACTGACTACTTCAACTCCACAGCTTTTATCGGTGGATATGCGATTCAGTCAGCACTAGACATTAATGCAACCGTTGCAGCTGCAGCCCCCGCCGCAGGAAAGGCAGAGTTGTTCTTGGTCTATGCTTGCAACTCCGCAGATTAAGGAGATAACTCATGGCAGCTAAAGGATTAGACACCAAGCCTATTTTCGCTCCCGGTCAGGGAATGTCTGAATTCGCCCGCAATGGTTTTAGGATTGCGCGTGGAGCAGACCTTCAATCTGCCGCAGGTGCAGCGTCTACGGCTGGTACAACCGTTACTACCGCTTTGTTCACCGTCCCGGCTAATACTTTTGTAAAAGAGATTATACTGGATGTTCAGAACAAGTGGGCAACGTCGTGTAGACAGGCCTTCACTATCGGAGATACCGATGATGTAGACCGCTTCTTCACGTCATCCGGCGCAAGTATCTATGCGGCTGGGACTCGTAGTTCCTTACGGCACATTACTCTAACAGTTGGAGGTGGTGGACACTTCTACACAGATGCACACACCATCAATGCTATAAACACAACCAGCTCAAAGGCAACCGCCACAGGACACGCCCATACGTATATTATATACGCGCCTAACATTGAATTCTTCAATGTGGCAAGCTAAAGATTAACAAAGGGCTGGGACCTCAAAAGCCCAGCTCTTACTCTATTTATACAGGAGTTCGTTTTGTACAAGTCTCTTAATAAGGGTATAATTAGTGCCCGAACAGGAAAGAACACCGTAGCCATAGTGGGATTCTCCAAATCTACACGACATCTAGTTCCTTACGAAGATACGGATACTGAAATATGGGGCATTAATGATGCCTACAAGGTAGCAGACTTCATGACCAGATGGGACAGGTGGTTTGAACTCCATCCACTAGACTATCTGGCTAACCAAGATAATACTCCCAGAGATGCAGAGCATATATCGTGGTTAAAAGAGAAGCACGACTTTCCTCTATACATGCAAAAGAAACACAGGAACATGCCTGCCAGTGTGAAGTTCCCTCTGGATGAGGTGTGTAAGAATATAGGAAAGAAATACATCACGAGTTCATTCGGATTTATGTTTGGGCTTGCTATGCTTGAGGGATTTGAGCGTATCGAACTCTATGGGTTTGATATGAAAACCTTCACTGAATATGCAGACCAACGTCCAAACACTGAGTACTTAATCGGCTTGGCAGAGGGACGAGGAACGGATGTATTCATTCCTATAGGTTCCTCTCTTTGTAAAGGGAAGATTTATGGATATGAAGAACTAGAGCTAAGTTTTCGACAAGAGATGGAATATATGTCTTTCAGTCTTGATGCCAATGTAGCAACTCAGACGCATGAATTTCATCAACGTGTAGGTAGAATGAATACACTACAAGAGCTTCTACCTGAACACCCTGAACTTAAAGAATTACTCACTACTGCCCAACAAGCAGTTGAAATGCAGCAAGGCCAGATTAACAATGCTATGGGAAGACAGCAAATGAATGTAGAGTTAATGCAGATGTACGATGCATTGAAAGCCAAAGAATTAAATCTTAAGGAGACTGTACATGGGTAAGAAGAAGTATGATTCAACTCGTGAGTTAGAAATGCTAAACTCACAGGTACGAATGGATGGAGTGGGAGAAGACCCAGTTGTAAAAGACCTGTTATCCGATAAGTTTGTACATGGTACTGATATGGAAGCAGGTTCAATCGCATTAGCACTGGCTGAATTACTTACTGGAATGAAGGCCACCGCCCACCAACAAGATGTTATTATGAAACGCTTTGATAGGCTGGAACGGGCGCAACGTGCGTGGGAAACAGACAAGAAGAAGTTCTTGGAAGATGTGGATAGACGAGCTGAGTCTCTTCGTACTTCTAATCCTATACAAAAGGACCGCTATGCCGCTGACTGGGCGCAAGCAGCCAAGGAAGCACAGGAACAAGCAACCGCACAGTCGGTTGTGGCTCAGTTGGCTTTTGAGAAGAGATTGCTTGATGAGCCTACTGAAATTATTATGTCTCCGGGTGTGATGGAAATGCACCGCGAGGGAGACCAGATTATTCCTATTATTGTACCAGAAATAATTGCCATAAAGAATAAGAAATGGTCATTAGCCCCCGGTGAAGCTGTTATTGTTCCTCATATTGTTGCTGATGAGTGGCGCAGGAAGAATAAACAGAAAGCAGCATTACAGGAACGCAAGAACCTTATTAAAGATGGAAAGACAGAAGCCCACGTCATGAAAGCAGAGTGGGAAAAGATTAATGAGAAGTACAAGTTCTCTACCGATATTATGCCAATGCCCGACTAGGAGGTAATTATGCCAGCTGTTGAAAAGAACGATAATATACTATATAAAGGTGGACAATCCATTGTCTGGACTTGGACAAGTGATATCGGAGGAGCGGCAACAATTCAAACCACACAATTCTATAACGGTATTCCTATTCAGGTTATATTCGACCACAACACAGACACGGGAACTAAGCCTACAACCGCCTATGATGTAACCATTACTAACGAAGAGGGTTATGATATCCTCGGTGGTAATGGCGCAAACCTCTCCAGCACAGGTGCAGATGTGTATAAACACCACTCTGATGGTATGGGGATGGCGGTTTATTCACAACTCACACTCAATGTGTCTAATGCCGGAGCCTCTAAGGGCGGTAAGGTTGCATTGTTTCTTGGAAGTTAGCATGAATTTAGAATTTTATGTGAGGGCGTATGGACATTAAGCGGCTATTTATACCTGTGATTGCGGGGAAGAAGGCAAATTCTTCGCTACTTACCGGACTTGTTGCCTATTGGAAACTGGACGAAGAGAGCGATGGCAGCGGTGCGGTTACAAGGAATGACAGCGTAGGGTCGAATCATCTGACAGACAACGGAACAACCGCGGCTGTGGCTGGCATTGTTGGAAATGCAGCCCAATTTGTTACTGCCGATGGAACAAAATTACAAATAGCAAGTACGTCTGATTTAGTTATTGGAGATATAGATTTTACGTTTGCATTATGGGTTTATCCAGCATCAAATGTTGATGGAAAAACGTTACTGCAAAAAAAGATGGCATTTAGCCCATATACAACGGAGTACAGCCTTGCACAAGGAGTTAATCGTCCAGCGTTTAATTGTGGCGGAGTAACACTTGAGCCACTATTTCAACCATCAATAAATCAATGGAATCTATTAATCATATATCACGATTCTGTAAATGATTTGATGGGAGTTCAGTTGAATAACGGGGTAGCACAAACGAAAGCTACTGGTGGTGCATATCCGTCTGCAACAGGAACAGGCGCATTCGCTATCGGAGGTGCTACTGGAAATACTACATCCTCCCCAGAAGCTGCTGTTGATGAAGTTGGATTCTGGAAACGATTACTGTCCACCGATGAAAAAACGACACTGTACAACTCCGGCGGAGGCATGCAATATCCTTTTTAATTGGGGGTGAAATTCCTACAGAGTTAGGAGTAACGCCCCACCCTGAACCAACAAGTATTTATGTGAGCGGAGTATAGATGGCAGGATTGACAGTTGACAATCCAGTAACGTTGACCAACGCAATTATTAGTGGTCGCATACTACCCGGAGATGTGCTGAAACTAAAGGCGGGTACATATTCTGGAATATTTGATATTCACCTTATGGGCACTGCCGCATTACCTATTGTGTTTGAACCTTATGGAGACGGAGCTGTAAAGATTGACGGTGGCATAATTGGTGGCTACTATTTTACAAAATATCTTGAGTTCAAGGGCATTGAATTTTTATATTCTGGATGGACAACCAGAACAAGTGAACAGGCTGGGCCTGTGCCAACAGACCTTCCGGTTGAAAATGGTATTACAGTTACTGGTGATTTTATCAACTTCACGAATTGCAGAGCACACGACTTAAGCGGATTCAATCATCAAGGCAGCGGTGGCAATATTATTGGCTGCCATATCTATAATGTTGGATGGTTGGGAACAGACAGGGGACACGGACACGGTATATATTCTCAAAACGGAGTAGTTCTTTCTTCAATCCCAAAGAATTATGGTTACAACATTATTCATGACGTGGGTTGTTATGGTACGCAAATATGGGACGAACATGCCTATGTAGATTATTACACCCTCGAACACAACATATCCTTTAATGCAGGTTCATGGACGGAAGACCCTCATGCGCCCATGATGATTGGGTCTAGTGGGCAGTTATCGCAATACAATACGATTCAAAATAACTACACACACGGAAGCATGCCAACACAAATTGGGTATAAATACAGTGCCTATGGGATGGACAATTCTTCTGTTCTTAATAATTACTTTTCAAATAACATTGAAAAGCGTTTATGGGGCGCGGGGATGACTGAAAGTGGCAACACCTATGGGACAGTTGGAAACGTGGTCAAGGTTATCGCTCGCTCGACAACGATTGCTCATGTCGCAATTTACAACGAGGCGGGGGCGGATACGGTTGTGGTGGACTTAACCAGTATATCTGGAATAGGTATTGGGGATTCTGTAAACTGCCACAACGTACAGGATTATGACGATGATGTTCAAGTGCTGACATTGGATGCAGATAAAAAAATCACGGTGAATATGCAGGCAGTAAACAGAACAATATGTGCCCCTATTGGTGGAGCGGCAGCAGTATCAATATTTCCCGTGTTTGGGGCGTTCATTATTGAGAAAGCATAAAATAGTCATTTCAACGAGGGATATGAAACATTACAAGGCAATACTAGAGGAGTAACATATGGCAGAACCTACTAATACTAGAACAATACTTAGACGGGCTTTGTGTTCTGAATTACATATGCCCTTTATTCGACGCACCGGCGGGCAAAGTTTAGTTGGAGCTTCTCCTACTACTACTCTTATCACCGATACAGCTCTATTCTTTGAGACCGACTTGTGGAATGGACACTGGTTCTATAGTGTCACCAGCGACTCCTCCCGTAAGATTATAGATACTCGTGGGGACACTAATCAGATTGTATTAGAATACCCCATTACAATAGAGGTTGCAGGTCAAGCATATGAGATACACTCAGTCTTTAATGCGGCTGAAATTCACGGTGCAATTAATCGGGCAATAGATGATGCTTTTCCCGCCTTCTTTGACTATGTTACAGATGAAACTATAGTACTATGTGAAAACACATTGAAGTATTCACTTACTGGGCTAACTTCTCTACCTTGGCAAGTTGCTCAGATTAAGGTAGAACATAACGAAACTGTGATACAAGGAACCGCTACGTCCGGTGCAGTTGGATTGTTGACCGACACCGGAGCAAGTTTTGGTTCTGTAGTTGCCGGGTGGTTAGTTTCTATTTATGGTGGAACTGGCGCAGGACAACTTCGAACTGTTCAATCTGCTACTGGTGCAACGATAACTCCTTCTGTCGTGTTTACTACAGCTCCAGACTCTACTTCAAAGTACAAAGTATGGAATCCTAACTCACAAACTACACAATGGGAACGAGTGGTTACAGCCGGTTTTGATGCTAAAGAATATCCTAGTGTCTTGTATTTCGGTAAGAACTTCCCAGCTAGTGAGGGGTTGCGTATTCGACTAGAATACTCTTGTCGTCCTGCGGCTCTTACAATTGAAGGAAGTACCACTATTGTACCAAAAGAGTTCATCATACATAAAGCACTAAGTTACTTATTTGGACAGAAGGTGAATGATAATAGAGCAGACCGTAACAGGTTTGCTAATCTGGAAGAGTACCGTAGACAACTAGCCGAACAGTATCGTGCTTCTCGTGCTTTCCAGCATCCGGGCATTACTGTATGGCAGGAGCCTAGTTCGCTATTAAGTAGTTCAACCTTTGACCCATTAGGATAATATGAGTATACAACAAGGCGACGTAAAGATTAACGGGAAGTGGTATCGCATTGATGTTGAGAGTTATCGAGACAGGGATATCATTGACTTCTCCCCCAAAGCATCTACTCCGGGCGGTAGTATTATACACTCGGAACTTATGTTATACCAACCTCTCCTCCAATCAGACTGGCGACATGGGTTTGGATTTATAGACTATACCGACCCCGCTGGATACATGAAGACAGTAGGGAATATTGATACTCGGCATGACGGTGTGGTTATTATGTCTACAGCTAAGACCTCATCTGATACTGGAGACTTCCCTAAGATTGGCGGAATGACCCATAAGAATGTTCCATACTTCTGGGGTCAGAACGGCATACGCAAGTACGTAGGCGGGGCGTGGTCTACTGAAACTCCAAACCCAGTAACTACCTGTACCACACTTCTTGGAAATGTTGGATTTGAAACAGCTGGAGGTGGAGGAGCCGATGTATTTGGTTCATGGACTGAGACCGCCGGTTCTGGTGCAATAGCAATAGAAACAGGCTCTGTTCATGGGGACACCAATGCAGCAAAACTAACCTGCGGAGCATCTGATGACACTAAGATTCAACAGAACTTCGTATCCGTAGTTGGTACTATCTATACATTAAAGTACTGGACTCGCGGTGCTTCCGCACATGCTGGAAGGCATCAGATTTATGATGTAACCAACGCGGCTGATATTGTTGCTACTGCAACTACCGGGGTTACTGGAGATACCTATACTCAAGTAACGGTTACTTTCACAGCGACTAGTGTTTCAACTGGGGTTATCTTCAAACCCGGAGCCACTAGTGGATACATAGCCTATTTTGATGACATCACTATGACCAGTACAACTCAACCTACTGCGAACACTCAATTGATGTTCTCTCTTGGT